TGTTCCTTGGATTTATTTACTGTGTGTTCAGATTGTAGTTACAATATTGCCACTAAAGTATTGTACGCTGTTCTTCTGGTCAAAATAGCATTCTGCATACAACCTATTGTCAAATAACCTTCAATTTCTTTACTTTTAGATTTATTTCGATTAGCCTTTACGTTCCGACCAATGCCTCTAACAACACAACCATCCGGCTTATCCTTAACATAGCCAAGACCACCAACTTTATGTTTCCCAGTTTCAACGGCTCTAAGGCAATCCATTACGAATTTATTCAATTCATTAATATCAACCCGAACATTACATACTGGAAGGGTCTGAGTCGCCCAACTATATTCTCCATTGCCTTTATATAAATATCGGTTAACCGAATCCACAGCCTTCTTCAACGTAATACCACGTTTTCTGATGGTTCTTGATTCTATTTCTTTCTGGAAGGTTTTAAGACGATTGGGAGAGAAAGAAATCATACTTCCCTTAATGCTGAAACCTAGAAATTTGAACCACTTGTCCATAGTCAGGTACTCTACTTTCTTGGGATTCAAATTCATTGATTTTTCGGCCAATCTCTTTTGTAAAATGGTCATAGCCTTTTCATAGTCCGGACCAACGAACAGCATATCATCCGAATACCTTACGTAAAACCCATTCAATTGGGACAGTTCATCATCCAGGCTATATAGCAACACGTTGGCTAACCAGCTTGCTACTGCGCATCCTTGTTTAAGTGATTGATATTTCTCATGCAGTTCGTTGTTCTCATCGAAATACAATCCGCAATGATAGTATTTTCTTAATACATCAATTAACACAGAATGACCACACTTAGCTTCCACTTTATCAAAGGCTGCGTCAATAAACTGGATAGGAACAGAGTCGAAATATTTACTTAAATCAGACTTCCAGCCCACATAACCATCACTTTTCATGTTAACAATTGTGTGACTTACTTCCAAAACCACTTTACCACAACCAATACCAACCTGATAAGATTTACAAGCAGGATGAATCATCTCTGGCATTAAATCAAATAGCAAATCATTCGCGATGCTTAGGATTATACGATCAATAGGTTCGTTGACATATACAGTACGAAACTCTCCGTTATCCTTCGGAATTTGTGCAATATGTGGTGGTGTTATTTGATATTTACCATTCAACATAGCTTCTGCCATACGAATTCTGGTTGGTTCTTCTGTCAGTTTGATAAGCTCGCTCTTCCGAATATCCTTCAGAACGCCTTTCTCAATTGCTTTTGTCCATCTATTAATGTCGAAGAACATTGTAAGAATCTTATCTTTCATTTTATATCTCCTTTCTTTTTGAGTTGTTCCTTATATCTCCTATGCTCACGAATTGTTGCTGCCCATTCTGCTTTTGTAGGTTTGTATCGCCCTTCTGCTTTACGCTGTTTTAAACTCTCTTTATTTTTCAAATATTTGTCTGGGCAACAAATAAATTGAATAAGACGCTTGCTCACTCCAAATATTTTAGCAAGTTTAGAGTAACTGATTAATTGCTTTTCTCTCAACCATTTTATATATTCTTTTTGGTCTGGAGTGAGCTTTATTCGTCTATCATATTTGGTTCCAGCGATACGAATCTTTTCTGATTTATACGGCATCGTTTTGAGGAAACATTAAATCATCGTGCAGGTTATTGAGACACCGTTCATCGAACCAACGCCAGACATCGAACTTTGGTGTTCCGGCTGGGAAGTTGAGAAAGTCTTCTTCAATCTCATCATCGTTATTGACCGGGATGTCTCCAAACATTTCCCATAATTCTGAAAGGGTGCATAATTCTACATGCTCTTCACAAATATTACACCAGCAATCTTCTTCCTCAACTGAATCATTATAGCTGATTTCATCTGTGTTTGGATTTACCCATGCTCTTTCTTCAACATTATCACTTCCACATTTTGAGCAATACAATGTGTCTAATGACTTTTTCTTTTCCGCTCCCTTCTTCTTGAAGGATATATCAAATTGTCGGAGATTTGAAAGTTCAGTAAGAACCATTTCCGTTACAAAAGCTCTCATCTTATTAATCTGTTCATCTGATGATATTCCCCATATATTAGCCGCAGCTTGTACTACATTTTGCATGGAAAAACAGATTTGAGTCCAATCATCATACTCTTTTTTATCTTCGAGGATTTCATGGATTAGCGTTTTTGCTTTCTCAATATATTCTTGATTGAATGATTTTGATGTTTTCATATCCTATTGTGTTAAGTTCTTCTAACAATGACCGATATTCTTGTTCAGTAGCTAAAGGCCAATTTTTCAGAATGTCAGGAGAGCAACCGGCGTGTTGTCCGATGTGCATATAGCTTGTCAATTTAGTTTTGGACCTATCCCAAAATTCATTCACAAATACAGCACATATTTCTCCTTCTTCTGGAGATTTTACGAAAGTTATTTTTGTTTCATTTTTCATACATATCAATTGTTGTTATACCATTCTATTTCAGCATCATTTGCTTCACGATACAGCATATATACACCACCAATAGTTGAGTTGT